CAGACAACGCCACAGATACTGTGCCAACAGAAAATGCCACCAGAGGCTATATTGATCGAAGACTGGGCATAAGTCATACTGGTTCTGCAGTTGTTGCGGGCAGTGTAATTCCGGCATTCAGCGGCGGCTTCATGGCATTGGACGGTCAACTGGCTATGAAAGCAGATATGGATCTAGGCTCGTTTAAGATTTTCAATCTAGCTGATCCTGTAAACCCTACAGATGCTGTAAATCTTCAAACATTGACACTGAACAATCTCAATGATGTAGCTGTGACTGCTAGCAAGAGTGCTGACATTTTGACCTTTACTGGTGCTGGTGATTTTGCCCAGAACAGCACCATGGTAGGAGACATCAGTCTCAGCATTGACTCTACGGCCAATACCGTGGATGCACAGATCAATCCCAATGTGATTGTGAATGCAGACATTAATAGTGCTGCTGGTATAGTGCAGAGCAAATTGGTGTTGTCATCTGCCACTACCAGAGCCAATGCCACAAGTATTACACAGGCAGAAAAAGGTATATCCAGTTTTGATAGTGCGCAGTTTGACGTCACTGACGGTTGGGTCACAATAAAAGACAACGGTATTAATTTAGCAGACCTTCCACAGATAGCATCTAAAACAGTATTAGGTAATTCACTGCTGGCCACTGCCAACGTGGCCGCAGTTCTGTTCAGCACAGTGGTTAGTGACGGTGGTGCAATTAAGAAATCACAGTACAATGGCAGTACAGGCTATCTAAGAAGAATTGGCTTTACTTCTACCAACGATGGCGACTATGCTATTGTAGATGAAGCAACTGCCGCTACTGCCAGTACATTGGTCAAGCGTGATGTCAATGCAGACTTTGCTGGTAGATACATCAGCATGGAAAAGTTGATCATTGACACAAAAACCATACTCGATACCACTACTACTGCAACAGGTGGATATACTCAGCTGTATGGTTTTGCCAACAACGTTGGTATATTAATTGGCGACGGCACAGTAGCTACAGACAAGCGCACATTCTATGACAATGATTCTCATGTGTTTAGAACCTACAACGGACTCAGCAATGCACCTATTACTGTGGGATCAATTACCACCCCAGTGATTACCACAGGAGCAGCAGGCACTGGAGGAACCATAACAGGTAACTGGACCTTGACTGCAGGCAGTAAGTTGCAGTCAACCTATTCTGCGGACCTTGCAGAATACTATGAAGGAGACCGAGAATATGCAGTAGGCACTGTGTTGATATTTGGTGGGGATAAAGAAGTTACCGTGTCTCAGAACTATGGCGATCATAGAGTTGCAGGAGTGGTCAGCGACACAGCTGGCTATACCATGAATGGTGCATGCCCTGGACATAAAAATCTTATAGCACTGCAAGGTCGTGTGCCATGTAGAGTGGTTGGCAAGATCAAGAAAGGAGATTTGATAGTGACATCCAATATACCAGGTGTGGGAATATCCGCAACGGGTGATGTTAAAGCTGGCACGATCATAGGAAAATCTTTGGTTGATTACGATTCAGATCATATTGGCACTGTTGAAGTTGCCGTAGGAAGAACATAATGTCTAGACAAACAATAAATTCAGGTTCTGCTCCGATACTGTGGAGTACGGTCGACGAAGCATTTAATAGAATAAATGACAACTTCACAGAACTATATCTTACCATAAGTGCCGGTAGTTCTGGAGCAGTGGATCTAACATCACTAAACTCTGATATCAGTCCCGGTGCAAATGAAACTTACGATTTAGGATCCCCGACCAAACGGTGGAGAGACATTTACCTTAGTGGCAGTTCTATACACTTAGGCACAGCGGTGATTACATCAACTGCGGGTGCAGTGAATCTACCTGCAGGATCTACCATTGGTAGTTTAGCACTAGACGAAAGTTATTTTAAAACTATTGCGGTAGCCGGCCAGGCCAATATTGTAGCCGATACCGGAACTGATACTTTAACCATTGCGGCTAGTAGTGGTATTGCATTGACCACTACGGCCGGCACAGACACCCTGACCATTGCCAACAGCGGCGTGTTAACCAATGCTGCTGGCACAGGTATCACAGTGAGCGGTGCTACAGGCAATGTAACAATTACTAATGCAGGTGTATTGTCGACCATTGCAGGCTATGGTATCAGTGTTAGCGGAGCAACTGGCAACATTACTATTGCCAATACCGGTATAGTCAGTGTGATCACTGACCCGGGATCGGGCATTACTCTCGACACCAGCACACCTGGCACGGTTCGAATTACCAATGCTGCGCCCAGTGTGCCCCAGAACATATTCCAAACCATAGCAGTGAGTGGACAATCCAATGTGGTGGCTGACCTTCCAACAGATACCCTAACCTTGGTCAATGGTACTGGTGTCAGTATCACTACTAATGCTGGTGCTGACTCAATTACATTTACCAACTCAGGTGTGACCAGCTTTGCGGTATCTGGAGTAGGACTAAGTGCAAGTGCTGCTACGGGCTCTATTACATTGTCCAACACTGGCGTTACTGCTATATCGGCAGGCGATGGCATTTCAATTAATCAAAGTACCGGTACTGTGGTTGTCACAAATACTAGATTTGGGTTTACCTCTATTGCAGTAGGTGGTCAATCATCTGTACTAGCTGACAATAGTACAGACACCTTGGTGTTGGTAGCAGGTGAAGGCATACAGTTAACCACAAACGCAGTCAGCGATAGTATCACATTTGATGTGACCTATTTGAAAGGTTCAGTATTCTCAGATACGTCTACACTGATTATCAACGGTGCTACTGGCACGGTAGTTGGTCCTGTTGCAACATCAAGTTTACGTACTTCTGAACCACAAATAAGATTAGGTGCAGGTGCAGGTGAAATTGCACAAGCAGAAAATACCGTAGCTGTTGGAAGAGATGCTGGCTACGATACTCAAGGTTTAGGTGCTATTGCAGTTGGTACCAACGCTGGTCAAAACGATCAAGGCAGCTACGCTGTAGCTGTTGGTACCGGTAGTGGCTTAGGTTTGCAAGGAAGTAATGCCGTAGCAGTCGGAATAGGCGCTGGTCAAACCAATCAAGGTGCCAGTGCAGTGGCTATTGGCGATGTTGCTGGTTATACTGGACAAGGTGCTAATGCCGTGGCAATCGGTAAGGCAGCAGGAGCAACCAGCCAAGCTGCTAACTCAATTGTTATTAATGCCAGCGGTATTGCACTCAACGGCGCAGCAGCTGGATTTTATGTTAACCCAATTAGAGAAGTCACTGGACCGCAAACTGTATACTACAATCCTGCAACATATGAAGTCACGTGGGGACCAGTACCATCAGGTGGAGTAGGCGGGGGCGGCACCAGCAATTATGAATTCAGCGTGGCCGGTGATGACTCCACACAGCGAGTGATTAGCAATGGTGAAACACTGCGCTTTCAAGGTGCCAGTGGAATTACCACAACCACAGACGGTGAAGGTCGAGTCACAATCACAGGACCCACACTGGCTGCTGTGGCCACTTCTGGTACATACAGTTCATTGAGTGGATTACCATCTATCCCTGCTGCTTACTCTGTGACCAGCATTGACGCTCTAAGCGACGTTGACACCACTACCAGTGCACCTACAAATGGGCAGACACTGGTGTGGAGTTCGTCTGGCGGCAAATGGTTGCCGGGAACAATATCAGGTGGTGGCGGTGGTACCCTAGCAGCAAGAGCCGCAGTTGCAGCAACAACTGCAAGCCTAGCAAATTCAGCAACAGGCAACTTGACCATTGTTGGATACAAAGGTTATATGCTTTATAAAATTCAAACATCAGCTGCTGCGTGGGTGAGAATTTATACAGACACAACTAGTAGAACAGCAGATGCAACTAGAGTGGAAGGCGCTGACCCAACTCCAGGTTCGGGTGTTGTAGCCGAAGTGATTACCACTGGCGCACAAACTATTTTGATCAGTCCGGGCGCATTGGGATTCAGCAACGAAACTGTTCCAGATACAAATATACAATTAGCAGTGACCAACAAGAGTGGCGGGACAACTACCATTACTGTTACATTAACCGCTGTACAATTAGAGGCATAATATGTCAGAAATGCTGTCTTACATACAGACTAGAAAGTACATTGTCACAGTGTATGACCACAATGACCTCGGTGCCATCTATGAAGAATTAGAAACAGCAGGCAAAGCGCCGCCTAATACCGAAATACAGCGTGATGTTGAATGTCTAGAACGTAGACCCATGAGCAGGAATACTGTTTATAGGTTAGCTGATTGGGAAGCTGATCAATTAAAAAGTGATTCTAGAGTCAAGTCAGTGACCATACATCCAGACGAATTAGGCATCAAAGCCGGTACCAATGCAACTACACAGACTAGTTCTGCTTGGGACAAATCAAACAGCACTTCCTCTGCAATGAAAAACTGGGCTTTGTTACGATGCACTGAAGGCCAACAACGTGCAGGATGGGGTGGCACTGGCTATCAAGGCAACGGATCTGGCACCGCGGCGCAGACTGGCACAATTGAACTGGCACAAACTGGACGCAATGTTGATGTTGTAATCTGCGACTCCGGACTGCCAATACAGGCACATCCCGAGTTTGCTGTTAATGTGGACGGCACAGGCGGATCAAGAGCACTAAACTACAATTGGTTCCAACACAATCCAGAAGTCACCGGCGGTGCTGTTGGCACATACAATCTAGGATTGCTTGACCCGCATGCCATGCACGTGGCAGGCACCGTGGCAGGTAATACACAAGGTTGGGCTCGAGACTCTACAATTTATAGTTTGTATTACGACACTGGTAATACCTATCCTAATTTCAGTTTGGTATTTGATTACATACGAGCCTTTCATAGAAACAAGGCAGTTAACCCTGCGATTGGTAGAAAGAATCCCACAATTGTAAACAACAGTTGGGGCATGAGTATATTTCCCAACGAATGGTCGTTAACTGACATTACCGCAGTCACGTATCGCGGAACAAGATTTACTCCAGGAGGAGCCACTACCTTTCTTGGAACCAGTGGCGTTTGTACAAGTTCAACTAGATTGGCAAATTTGGCAGGTTTGGAAAATTTTGGTAATAGAATAACCACTTTAGGCCCAGTAGGTGCCACTGGCGGAACCATTAATACCAAACCCGCATCATGGACTCTTGAATCAAATCAGTCAGCATATCTACTAGGAATAACACCACCGGATGCAACTTATACAATAACATTAACTACTACAGGTAATAACACCACAATAAGAGTTAAAAATGATGTTGCTTCAGGCGGTCAAACAGGACAGACCAGTTTGTCCATGGGCATACAGATTGTTAGACAAAGCGATAACTCTGTGATAACATCATTTAGTCAAGGACCGTTTATCTCAATTGAAGGGGGAGATGTTAGTGCTGTCATTGATGAAGATGTAATACTGCCGACCACTGGCGCATATACCATTACCTATACAACAGCATTAGATGTTAGTCAGGCCAGTAATCCCTTAACGGCATTTGCCATGCTGTGTACAATTACACAAACTCCAAGCGGCAGTGAAGCGGCCGCTGTTAGTAGCATTACACCTAGTTTGTTAGGGGCCGCAAGTCTAACAGCATCAACTACTCCTACCGTGGGCAGCAACGATGATGGCTATTGGTCACTGGCTTTACCGTTTGCTATTACATATTTAGGCACTACGCACAATGCAATATATCCCAGCACAAACTTTTATCTAACGTTTGGCAATGGCTCAACTGTATGGAGTGGGGTTAGCATTACCAATCCAGCATTGCCTAAAATCATGTGGTGTGCTCAAGATAATTCTGTACAAAGAATATACTACGGTACCGAAGGTGTTAGTCCTAACAGAACATTTAGAGTAAGACAAGAAGGAACATCAACTACCGGCGGAACTGTGGGCAGTCCCACAATGGTGTGTGAGTGGACGTTCTACGAGAATGCGCCTAGTCAAATAGATCTTCAGGTTGGGGTTAATAGTGCTAAAACTACAGGCGGTGGTTTTACAACCACACAACTTAATGCTTGGGGATTTATCAGCGGACAACGTATTCCTGTACGAGTACCTCCCTGCGATGACGACATTGAAGACCTGTACAGCGAAGGCATTGTTATGGTTGGGGCTGCGGGCAACGGACGTTGGAAACACGATGTTCCAGGTGGCGTTGATTGGAATAACACATTTGAAATGGGTTCTAGATATCCTGCCAGTACTGCCAATCCTTATTACTACATGCGTGGTACTAGCCCTACAGCCAACGACACCCTAGCCGCAGGCACACACAATCTACCGGCAATATGCGTAGGTGCCATCGACACTATTCAAATTGACCAGAAGGTGCAGTTTAGTGATTGTGGTGCAGGCGTTGATCTATTTGCACCGGGCACATATATCGTTAGTGCATTGCCCAGTGGTGTCCAAGATCCCAGAAATGGCAGTTATTTTCTTGGCAAGTACAGCGGTACGTCAATGGCTAGCCCGCAGGTATGCGGTGTGTTGGCCTGTGCATTAGAAATATATCCGGACATGAATCAGGAAAGAGCCAAGGCCTATATAACTGCCATTGCCAAATCAGGACAACTTACAGCAACTTCGGGTGGCCCAACAGATGGGCAAGATCTACAAGGTGCGCCTAACCTATATTTGTTTTACAAAAAAGAACGAGAGACCAGTGGCAATGTATTTCCAAAAATCAATTATAAACCAAGACCCACAACGGGATCGGTTTATCCTAGACCCAGAATTAAAAGAACCTTATAACGGAGCGCAGAATGACAAAACAAACGATCAATGTAGGAACATCACCCAACGACAATAGAGGTGATAGTCTCCGAGCATCCTTTCAAAAGATCAATGCTAACTTTACAGAATTATACACTGCACTAGGGTTGGACGTTGGTGCTTTAAACCTGGGAGCATTTGAGTTTACAGGCAGTGTGATGAGCACTACTGACAGTTCAGCAATCACTATCGATCAAGCAACCACCATAACCAGCAACTTGACTGTGGGTGGGGATATATTACCCAGCACAAACTTAGGTGGAAACATTGGTAGTCCCACTCAAATGTGGAAGAGTTTGTATGTTAGTAACAACACCATATACATCAACAATGTTCCGTTAAGGATTAACGCTGCCTTAACAGTCACCGATGCCGGCGATTTATATGTTAACGGACAGTTGTTTTCAGGCGGTGGTGAAGCAGGGCCACAAGGACCGCAGGGTATTCAAGGTGCTACTGGGCCAGCAGGACCCACAGGACCACAAGGGGTTGCAGGACCTACAGGTGCTACTGGTGCTACTGGCGCACAGGGAACTACAGGCCTAGCAGGACCTACAGGGGCAACAGGTGCTACAGGTGCTACAGGCGCAAAAGGCGATACCGGACTTACAGGACCAGAAGGACCTACGGGACCTACAGGACCAAGTGGTGCTAACGGAGCCGCAGGGTCAACCGGACCACAAGGCGATACTGGACCACAAGGCTCTACAGGGCCTGCTGGCGCACAAGGAGTTGCGGGAGCAAAAGGCGATACTGGCGCACAGGGTGTTTCAGTAACTCTACAAGGTACAAAAGCCACAATAGCAGACTTACCTGCTGCACCACTAGATCCGCAAGACTTTGCAGGACACGGATGGATTGTTACTACAGGTGATGGTCTTACTCCAGTAATCCAATCATCCCCACATTTATTTGATTGGATTGGATACGCGGCTACACCTGTATGGACTCCGACGTTAGATGCAAATGTAATAGCATTTAAATTAATAAATGTTGGTGCTGGAGATACTGACCCACTAGGGCAATATTTACTTTATACATTAGATGGGACAACTCCAGACATTGCAACAAGTCAACAACTATATGTTCCGTATCAAGGCGAATCAATCACAATATCTGTTCCAACTGGCGGAGTTTTAAAACTAAGAGATTTTAACAACCCTGGACAAGTCAGTCATTATAATAGAACATTTATTTTAGAACAAACTCGTCAAACTAATGCAGACGGTAGTCTGTGGTTTTGGAACTTGATAGATGCTGAATGGAATAATGTAGGACCTATTGTGGGTCCACAAGGCGATCAAGGAGATACAGGACCACAGGGACCTACAGGGGCTACAGGACCACAGGGTGCTACGGGAGCCACTGGAGCAGCTGGTGCAAAAGGCGATACTGGCGATACTGGCCCAGCAGGACCTACGGGACCCACAGGCGCACAAGGCGCTACTGGCGCTACAGGCGCACAAGGGGCAAAAGGCGATACTGGCAATACAGGACCACAAGGGGTTGCTGGACCAACTGGCGCTACTGGCGCTACTGGCGCACAAGGCGCTACGGGACCAGCAGGACCTACAGGGGCAACAGGACCAGCAGGTCCAACTGGGCCGCAGGGACCTGCAGGTCCAACTGGGCCAGAAGGACCACAAGGTAATGCAGGTGCTAATGGAGCAGAAGGACCACAAGGACCAGCAGGCAATGATGGAGCACCTGGACTTCAAGGTGAAAAAGGTGACACTGGCGAACGTGGTGAACCAGGCGGCAATGCCAACACTGGTGATATTACATTTGCGAACAACACAATCATTGCGGACCCAAGCGCAGTTTTCCAACTCGAATCCAAAGACGACAACGATGCCCTTCGAGCCTACTTTAGACTAGATCCAAGCAATGGCCTAGCAGAAATGCGAGCACGGGGCAACCGTCAATCTGAATCATTCAGCGGCGGCTGGGCCTCAGCGGTGTGGACCGACGACGGAGGTGGGCAACTGGCATTTACCGGTGCTAACGATCTTCAGGATTTCCTCAACGATGGGTTAGGTGGTGCTGTCGGTATTACAGTTTCCATCAACGAGGGAGAATTTATTGCGTATTACGGTTGGCAGGGCGGTGGCGGTAATATTACCTTTGTTAACTATGCATCACCTCCCGCAGATCCTACCACAATAACCAATATTGAGTTTAGATATTATAAAGAATCTCGCATTCAAATTGACAGCGACGATGACGAACTCACTATCTACGGTGATGGGCTCGATGTCAACATTACTTCAACGGAAAACATTAGATTAGAATCTTCTGAGGCTAATGTCGTTGGTAGCGAGTTCGCACAGATAGAAAGCAACAACAACTATGTATGGGTTGACAACGCCGGTGCTCATATTGGAATTGATGGTGGTGGCGATTTTAAATTTGAACGTGTTGATGACACCACAAGACTACGACTGCCATCAGGTGGTGACATTGTAGACAGCACAGGTGCTAGTGTATTAGGTGGAGGCGGTGGCGGATCCATATCTGACTTTGGTGAAGGCTTTACTGACTCACTAGATGATGGAAAGATTACCACCAGCAAACTGTACAATGAAAATCCCAATCCGGGACTCAACAACCTGTATGTACTGGAAGTCACTAATGGCGGTGTTGTTGTATTACCAGATGGCAGTATTATCAACGGTGCTACACTAAAATCTGTAGCAGGCAACTATGCTGGTATCACAGCAGGACCAGTGGGTAAAGATGAAGATTCATGGATGTGGGTTGACGGCGACGGTGCTTGGATTGGTACAAAATATAATACAGATCAGAAACTTTGGCATTTTAATAATGATGGTGGACTAACATTCCCACAAGGCACCTTTCTTGGCGAAGCTGACGGATCGGGTGCATTTCTCATAGACGGTGCTGTTGGCAAAGATGTTCAAATATATACCTATGGCAATGATGTTCCTAATGGTTGGACCTTTGGCACGGATGGCACGCTAACATTGCCAGCAGGCGGTACCATCAATAGCAATGACGGTATTACACTTGGAACCGATAGAGGCACATTGGCCATTGGTACTAACATGGAAGTGCCAGGCGTAGCAGGACACTTCCATATTGCCTTTGACGGTAGTAACAGTAATCCGCCAGCCGGTGACCTGTTCCTAGGTGACGACAACAACTATGTTAAATTACCTGGATATGAACTCAATCCAAGTGCTCAATATGGTGTGGAGATTGGAACAAGCGCCAGAGATAGTAGTCAGCATGTGTGGCGTTTTGACACAGATGGTAGCATAACATTTCCGGACAACACAGTACAAACCACGGCCTACACTGGAGTAGTTCGTCAGGACACAGCACCCACAGCGGCTAATGGTACACTATGGTTCAACACAGTTGAAGGCAGACTCTACATCAAGTACAGCGATGTTTGGGTAGACGCGGCTCCACTAGTTCAACCTCCACCAGACACTGATATTGATGTCGTATCGATCACATTCCCAGATGCGTCAGTATTAACTTCTGTGGCGGACCTAACTCCAGATAGATTAGTCAGCGGCGTTCATGAACTGGTGCTTGGCACAGATGGTACACTAACACTACCAAATGGCATGACCATAGATAGTGATGGTACAATGGGCGCAAATGCAACGGTCACCATTGGTGGCGACAATACTGAGATTAGAATTGACAACGATGGAGCACCTCCGGGATTCCTTATTACAACTGATAAGACCGGAGAAAGTTATCAATGGTTGTTTGGACCAGATGGTAGTTTAACACTGCCAGATCAAGGTCCGATATTGTTTGGCGGTAATAACTGCCAAATACAAGCGTTACAAGGTTTCACCATCTCCAGTGACGGAGGTATCGTAGTAGAAGTAACTGATAAACAATGGTTATTTGGCCTTGATGGTTCATTAGAATTGCCAGGCGACATCCTCAGTGAAAACGCTATCAACATTGACATCAACTTGACAGACTCAACACTACGCAGATGGCAGTTTGGTGAGGATGGAAATCTAACACTACCAGTAGGTGGTGACATACTTGACAGCAACGGTAATAGTGTATTAAGCGGCGGTGATAGCAATATTTGGATACAGGAATTTGAAACATCATTAGGCGCAGCCGATGTACCGGCAATGGCCATGAGTGTTGAATATTTGGCCAACGGTGATGTTGTGGCCTTGTTGCTCCACAGTGAGGATACAGGTGGGGGCTACACCGGTACATACAGCAGCGTGGCTAGATTTACCCCCAATGGCACACAAGTATGGAGCATGATTTTTAAGGGTGCAGCATACACCAACGGTTGGGGCTTGGCTGTGGACAACGACAGCGGCCATATCTATGTTGCTGGATGGGCAATCGCAGAGGGCATTGGCCCATACAATATTGCCACATTAACTAAACTTGACACTGAAGATGGCAGTATAAACTGGAGCAAGTCCTACGATGTTGGCTATGAAAACTTTAACACAGTTGTTGATGTAGCATCAGATGGCAGTCCTATTATGGTTGGTTATGCCAATAGCGACACAGATAATCAAGTAGTCACCACTAAAATCAACGCGGCAGATGGCACAGTCACTTGGTCAAGAGCACTTGACGGACAAGGTAATGAAGAAGCCTATGGTATGGCAGTTGGTCCAACTGGTGAAGTAGTCAGTGTAGGTTATATGGCTCGACTGGGAGAGGATACTGACGATCAAATGCTGGTTGTCAAGTATCTCAGTAATGGCACTATTGACTGGCAAAAGTCTGTGACAGTTGAAGAAGGCTACGACTGTAAAGGAGCAGATGCTGACATAGACAGTGCGGGCAACATTTACGTTTGCGGAAGTTTTGAGTATCAAAACTTTGGTCAGGGTTTCCAAGCCATGATCATAATCAAGTTTAACAGTCTAGGTGTTAAACAATGGACTCGTAAGTTAATAGGTCCCTGTGCAGATTTTGCTGCCAGTATTGTAGTTGGTCCAGACAACTACCTATACCTATCAGGAATAACCATCGCTGCCAACGAAGAAACTACTAAAATGGTCCTCGCCAAGTATGACACGGACGGTGGAGTGGAATGGCAAAGATTGCTGACCAATACAACCGAGGCGATGTTTGCTGGTGACTTTTTTGTCCAACTGGGTGGCGGCAGCAACCTAGCAGTGAGGAATGGTTATGTGGCAGTGTGTGGTGGATTTGGAGACCTAAATAATTATCCTGAAGTTCAATCTAACGCTCTTGTGGCACAGGTTGACAGTGCTGGAACAATATTCGCAGTGGGCAACTATGAATTTACTCCTTCTGGATTCAGCGGAACATTAGACGCCGACGCCAGCGATATCACAGTGGTTGACGCTGGTAAAACAGACAGTGACTACATCAACGAGTTTACCATAACCGATTTTGATCCAGACTGGGATAACATTAACGTTGACCTAATTGGTACACTATACTACGGTAATGTTGGTGGTGACGACAGATTGACCAACGGTGCTAACGAACTAGTGTTAGAATCAACAGGCACATTAACATTGCCACAAGGTGGCACGATCTCAGAAGGCGTTGTTACCAGCAATCCCACTATTCAACTCACACCAGCAAGCCCCACAGTGGCCAGTCAGAAGTTGGTGATCAAAGGCGGCGGCACATTTTCAACTACAGAAAACGGTATTACAGTAACTGTCCCTAACAACACTTGGACCGAGGGCAATGTGGACTATGTGTATGTAGACGCACCGACCAGAGGTGGACAAACACTCTACTGGTGGATCTATCCAGAGGATGCTGGCCTATCTACTCCTAGTACAGGCACAGTTGTATTAGATGAATTTGGTGAAGGCAATTTTACTTTTACCTTGACCAGTGATGCTTATGAATTTAGAGTGCGTGTATCGCCCGAAGAGGATAACTACGATCCTGCGAATGTGGGTGTTCAATCAGTACTGATTAACAGTGGCTCTCCTACTTTCGAAGGCGAGCACCACCTACACTTGACCACAGGCGATTTAGCAGTGACCAGTATCTTTCTGGGCACTGACGATCAGAATGTTCGCACTACCACTAACGGCAATATTGAAATAACCACCCCCAATGCGACTAACAAGGTTTGGGAGTTTGACACAGATGGTAATTTAACTATTCCTGGTGATATTAAGAGTGAAGGCAATATTGACATTGAGATTAACCTAAGTGATAGTACTCAGCGCAGATGGACATTTGGGGAAGATGGTAATTTAAATATTCCCGGCGACATTGTAAACAGCACAGGCGTTAGTCAAACAGCCCGGCGTGTAGAAGGGTCATGGACTGTTACCACAGGTACTAACACCTACAATTTCACAGTTCCGTCAGACGGCACTTACACCTTGTGGGTTAAGGGAAATATTCCTAATGGCATTATTACTTGGAATGCTACATTAAGCATA